GACGGCAATTATACTAATGTAACTTAGCGTGGAGGAATGAAATATGACACGAAATGAAACACGTAGTAATCAAGTTAGGGAAGCTACAATAAGAGAAGTCGAAGAAGAATTTACCTTTGAGGAGCCAGATGCCCTCAGTATACCGGATTCGGTACAAGCAAGATTCGATAGTGAGGATATGTCCCTCCGTTGGATACGTATATCTGTAAAAGGTGTAGACGACATCACGAATGTTGGTAAAAATCAGCAGCAAGGATGGGTCTTCGTAACTCCTGATGAAGTTCCCGAAATGGCAATTACATCCTTCGTAAGGGAAGAAGGTCGTTATCTTGGAGCCGTCTGTCGTGGAGACGTAGCGTTGGCAAAGAAGCCAACAGCAAAGGTAAAGGCCAGACAGAAATTCTATGAGAAGAAGTCTAATGATATGATGGATGCAGTAAATGCACAACTGATGAAAAGTTCTGATTCTCGTATGCCAATTTCTAATACAAGTAAATCCGTAACAACCAGAGGCAGACATCCTTCTTTTCAGAAGTAACCTGTCTCTACATTATAAGGAGATGAAACATGTCTACTACTAAAGCATTTCGTGGTTTTGTCCCTGCTCGTAAAAAAGGTGGTGCTTATAATACTGAGGCTGTGACCGATATGATCACACTAACCTCAACAGGACAAGCACAAACACCAGCTAATAGTATTTTTACAGGTGATCCTGTCGTATTACCGGGAGCTAACTTTACAACTATCTCTCCATATATTGCGGCAACTCTTAAACCTTCAGGGGTTTTTATGGGTTGTCAATATGTTGAGAATGGTGAACAAAAGTTCTCACGATACTGGCCGGGTGGAACAAGTGCCACAGACGTTAAATTTTTCGTAATTACTGATCCTGATCAGATTTATTACATCCAGTGTTCTCTGACTCTATCGGCTGCTGAAGCTGCTATTGTCAAGAACTACACTGCTACCGTTAGTTCAACTGCCTCTTCAGGCAATACAACTACTGGTCAATCAAGCTACTACTTGCTTGCTGCCAGTGGTGCAGAAACTGAACTAGCTTGTCGTGTACTTGGACGTGCTAAGTTTGCTGACGAAGGTAATGACGATGCGTATCCCATTGTAGAGGTCTGGTTAAATACTCACCGTGACCGATACGTGACGGCTACGGCATCAACGGCTTAATAGGAGGGATTTATCATGGCTATAAATAGAGCTAGTATATCAAAAGAACTCCTTCCGGGCCTAAATGCTATATTCGGAATGGAGTATGGAGAGGTGAATAATGAGTTAGAACCTCTTTTTGAAATTGAAAACTCAGATCGTGCTTTTGAAGAAGAAGTCCTTTTCACTGGTTTTGGGTCAGCCCCAACCAAGGGAGAAGGTGCTGCTGTATCGTATGACGATGCACAAGAAAGTTACACAGCCCGTTATACGGCTGAGACTGTAGCTTTGGCTTTTGCAATTACGGAAGAGGCAATGGAAGATAATCTTTATGATACCTTTGCTAAACTACGTGCCAAAGGTCTTGCCCGTGCAATGGCTAATACGAAACAGGTAAAAGCTGCTAACATTTTTAACAATGGTTTTACCGATGTTATTGGTGATAGTGTAGCTTTCTTTGCTTCAACGCACCCAACCATTTCTGATGGGAATCAGTCCAACGTACTGGCTGCTTCCGACTTATCAGAAGCAACTCTTGAAACTGCACTTACCAGTATACAAAAGATCAAAGATGATCGTGGTATTTTAATTGGTGCCAGTGCTGTTTCGATGCATATCCCTGTTGACTCTTGGGCAATTGCAGATCGTATTTTATCTAGTCCTGGTAATACTCAAACGAGTGCTGCTGCTGCTAATCCAAATACGAATGCAATCAATGCTACTCGTCATATGGGTATGTTACCTGAAGGCTATCATATCAATCGAAGGTTTACTGATACGACTTCTTGGTTTGTTAAAACGGATGTACCGAATGGAACAAAAATGTTTGTTCGTACTCCTCTTCAAACCAAGATGGAACCTGATTTTGATACTGGCAATCTTCGATTCAAGGCAAGGGAACGGTATAGTTTCGGTGTCTCTGATTGGAGAGGCTGGTTTGGTAGTCAAGGTTCTTAATATCAATCTTACTATAGGAGAGTGGTTTCGGCTGCTCTCCTCCTTTCTAAGGAGAAATCATGACTACAAATGTTAAAGTAGCACAAAATGTAAGTAGTGATGGAGCAATTATAACAGGATTCCGTTATATTGATGTTAATACTACTTTAGGAGACGAAGGTGGTGGCGCTAGTCCTACACCATCAACAACCAGAGTTCTTGCCATACATACTTATTCAACTCTTGCAGGTGAAATTGTTATCTCAGGAACGAAGCAGATTACAAATAGATCAGCTAAAGGAACAGCTATTCGGTATCGTGTAGGAGCAACTGATTCTAGTGATCAATATATAGGTGATATGGGAGTTGGTGTTATTGGTATTCTAAGTGTTGCAACATCTGGAACAGGAACGATGGCACCTACAATTACACTATATGTAGGTTAACATGGTTGCATATTCATATCTTAAAACGGATATTATTCAAACTTCTGAAAACGATTCTACCGAATTTGCCAGTGCAATTTCATTTTTTGTAGATCGTACAGAGTTACGCTTACTTAAAGATCTGGATGATGTTGGGTTAAACGAATATACCAGTATTACTTTTACTGTAAGTAATCCTGTTGTTAGTTTAAATGATAGAGTTCATATTGTTCGTAATGTGAACTATACAACCAGTGCGTCCAGTCTTAAGACAAGCCTTCTTAAACGTACTTATGAATATGCTATAGATTACTGGCCTTATGTCAGTTCTTCAGTAGGGACACCCAGATATTATGCTAGAAAAAATAATACTTCTATCTATGTCGTACCCACTCCTGCTTCTACTTTATCAGGAGAGGTTCAAACAGTTTCTAGACCTTTACCTTTAGCTTCAGCTACAGGTACAAGTGCAACAACTCAAAATTATTTTAGTGACTATTGTTATGATGCTCTTTTTGCAGGATGTATGCAAGAAGCTACCATGTTTATGAAGGATTGGAATACCCTTCCGGTCTGGCAGACACAGTATCAAACAGCTATAGCAGCATTACGTAATCAGGCTAGAAGGACTAGACAGGATGATATGGCAGTTGCTGCTTCTCCTGCCGGTGGTCCCGATACCATAACACAGGGAGCAAGTTAATGTCAGCAAAAAGAAAAGGAACTAAAAAAGGTGTATCAGCTTTTATTGATAAAGCATTAGGTATATCTAAGAAGAAGAATATGCAAAAACCACTTCCAGATGATCCTAATATTGGTAATGTACCTAAAAAAAGAGGTGAGTTACGTGATCGGATTGAAGCAAAAACAGGAGAGCCTTTAGAAACAACATTAAAAAAGGCTGGTTTAGATAATGATGTTATAGAAAATATAATAAGACCTCATAAATCAACTATAACTGCTGCTCAAAATAGAGCTAGAATAAAAGCTTTACAAAATAAGAATAAAACGAAAAATAAAAAATCTAAGACATCTTCTGTTACAGGTATGTCAGCAACTTTTCCTAAACATGTAGGTGTAACAGCTAAAAAACATGGCGGTAAGATTACCTATAAAATGTCAGGCGGTCAGGTAGTAGATGCAGGATACGATTAAGACATATAAGCCAAAGAAGTCCAAGAAGATAGTTCGCCGCAAAGGTGGAAAAGCTGTTGGAGGACTAACAAGTGCTTTATTAGGTGGTGGCGGTGGTTATGCAACTAGACATATTGATCCTTGGCCTGAAGGTACTCCTTTGACAACACAACTAGGTGCAGAAGCTGCTGGTGCATATGTAGGAGCAAATGTTTTAAAAAACATAGGACAAAAAGTTGGGCCAAAAATTCTTAAAGGAGCAGCAAGAGGATTACCTTTTGGAGGGCTAGTACCAGGTATACTTGCTGGAGGAGTTACTGCTGGATCAGTTATTCCAGAACTTGCTCCTCTTTTTCCTCGAATATCTGGTAGTGATGATTGGAAAAGACATAAATTACCTGATGGGACGCAACGATTTAAAACAATATCAGAATATCAGAAAGCTCTTATGAATGCTGTTCCTGTTTTAGGAAAACGAGGATGGGCTGCTTTAGGAGAAAGATATCGAGAAGTACAAAAGAAAGCACCAGCAGAGAAAAAAAGAAAACTAAGTAAAAGTAAACAACGGCGAAGAAAATATGCAAGAGCTATGACACGTATTGATAAGTCTGGTTCTGAATTAGTAGCTAAAGGATACAAAAATGGTTAACAGAGCCAGCATAAGGCAACAGATTATGAAACCGGGATTGAAAAGAGGCGGTAGACTCAAGAAGAAGAAGGATGGTAAATGGATACAAAAAGCCAATATAAAAAAAGGTGCTTTGAGAAAACAGTTGGGAGTTAAAAAAGGTAAGAAGATTACAATGGCTCAATTAAACAAAGCATCCAAGAGTAGTAATCCTACCACTAGACGTAGGGCTAATTTAGCAAAGACTTTTAGAAGAATGAGAAGGAGAAGTTAAAATGGGCTTAGGACCACATACATTATTGAAACGTCCACCTGATCTGGATGAGATACTTGGCAAGCCAACCGGACAGGGATTTGGTGCTGCCAGAAAAGGACCATCAGTAGTAGGTCCTCCACAGGATGTCGTTGTTGATGAAGACTATCAGCAAGGCAAAGCATTTAAAATAGAAACGTCTGATAAAGACAGTACTTACGGGGAGGCTTAATTATGTCAGCAAAAGGAAAAGGAACTAAAAAAGGTGTATCAGCTTTTATTGATGCAGCAGTAGATACAACTAAAAAAGGTAAACCTAAAGTTAAAACAAATGGTAAACCTAAAGATTTTACATCTTATGATACACCTAAAGTTAAAGAAACATTAGAGGATATGGGAAAACCTCCTTCTCAAAGGAAGGTTGATGCTACAGGAACAAAGAGAAAGAAACCTGTTGTTGCAACAAAGACAAAGGGTCGTCCTAAAATTCCTGTAACAACTCCTCCTGTTAAAAAAGGTAAAATGGGTAAAATTGCTAAAGGTATGGCAATAACAAGTCCTGCATGGTTAGGTCCACCTGCATATGTTGCATATAAGGAAATGAAACGTCCTAAATCTCATAAAGTTACATCAGGACAGAATCTTTCTAGTATTGCTAAAAAATATGGAACAACTATAAAAGCTATTATGAAAGCTAATCCTAGTATCAAGAATGCGAATTTAATACGAATAGGACAAAATATTAAATTACCTTTCTTTGGACGAGGAAAAGATCCTTATAAAGGAATGTCTAAATCAGAAATGGCAAAGCTTCATAAAGAAACTCAAGCAAGAAAAGCAAAAAGAGTTTCTAAAAAACAGACTGGAGGTAGAATGAGTAGAATAGGACTTTCTCCAGCAGAGATGGCAAGGGCTGGTACAATGTCTGAAGCTAAACGTAAACGGTATGTGAAAGGTGGTGGTAAAGTTGGTAAGAAGAAAGGCGGTACTGTTAATCGTAAACATGGCGGTCAAATAGGAACAGCCTATATAGCGAATTTATATGACTAAAGAAAAATTTAACGACTATACCAAGATAGATTATAGTTTTCTTAA